TTGTTGGTTAGTTTGGAAATAGCAACTTCAGTACTGTCGCCAGTGAAGTAGCTGATACTCATCAGCCCGGCAGCTGGGGTCAAATCACTAGTCAACACACAAGTGCCAACTTCTTGAGCAGTACCTGTTGTGCCTGCCCCGGCAGCAGCAGCAGGGGTAAAAATTGTTCCAATTGCAGCAGCACCACTTAGTCCCATAGCAGTCCAATTGGTATCACCGACCACAGTGATTCGAAGAGCAACACCAACAACAGCGTTAGCAGGATCAATGCTGGCAGTGGTTGCTACCAGATACTTGTGACTGCCTTTTTGACGCAAAATAACACCAGGAGTTTGACCACTAGAACTGCTGGTAATGTTCACTTCACATTTCACAATAGGATATGTTGCACTCAATGCGCTTGACTTGGCGCCGCCAACAACACCATAGAACTGGGTTGAGTTGAGTGTGTCAACTGAGTTGTAAACTGTATCAGTCAAGCTACCAAAGTTTGGATAGCCTTGATCAACTGGCACAGCAGCAGCTGGTTGATTTAATACGCCGTTGGCGCCGTTAGTGATACCTTGTGCAGTACCGTATTTTTGAATTTTTAGAGGACGTCCCATTTGTGTTTCTCCTTAAAGAAGTCCGATGTGGGTTCTAGCCACTACGCGGCGGGTTAAACCGCATAAGCTGCATTATTGCAGACATAGTTTTGAACTAGTATTTATGGACAGCCAAAGAAAAAGCCCCTTGCGGGGCTTTTTCGTACCTTCCCATCCCTGGGTAAGACTTGCAGTGTTTAGCTGAAAGACAAGTTAGATACAGCGATCTCGCCTAGGTAGTCAGCTGCATTACCGAAAGATGATGCAGTATTAGTGAGTTCTATATAACCATAACGAGTCATAAATGACACGACTGGTTCGAATGTTGTTGGATCAAGAACAACACCAGAACTCATCAACGGAATGTATGGGCAATAGAACGCAGCAGCATCAGCTTCTGACGAACCTTTGTAACCAACCAATACAGGTGTAGTGTCAGCAGCATAGCTGTCAACAAACACACGCATTGCGCCGTTCAATGTACCAACAAACTTGGTGTTTGTAGGAGCTTCGAATGTGCCTTCTGTAGTGCGAGCAAAAGCACTAGTTGTTGCAGACTGAAGAACAGTCAATGCAGCAGAGCTAACAACAGCCCAGTTACCAGCGCCACGACGTGTACGCTGAGCGATCAGGTTGCTTACGCGATTGATCAAAACAGCTAGAGCAGCGTGTTCGTCACCAACGAATGTAGCAGTACCAGAAACAGTAGCTTGGTTGTATGTGAACTCAGTAGCAGCCAATGTACGTAGACTCAATAGAATCTCTTGGTCAATTTCAGCTGTGATCTCTTGAGCTAGCGCAGCCATGATTTCTGCTTCAACGTCAATACCATGCATGGCTTGTGCGTCTTGTGCAGATTCAAATGTCCAACGAGCTTGTAGCTTACGTGTCTTTGCTTCAACAGCTTGCTTCAAGATTTGGATGCTGATTTGCTTACCGCCAGTACCTTCCATCACTGCTGTGTTACCGCCTGTGTAGGCAGTAGCTGTATCAGTGCCTTGAGGAACTGTAGAGTATGCTTGAGCAATTGTAAATGGGCTCAACGCTTCAGAACCAGCAGTTACGCTAGTTGCAGCAGCAGAAGAGTCAGTTAAACTTTGAGCATAACGCACACGTAGAGTGTGAATCTGACCAACTGGTCCTGTCATTGGCTGAACACCAACCAACTCGTTAGCGATAACGGTTGGCATAACACGACGGATAACTGGAAGAATCACGCGGTTAAGTGTGGCGATGTTGCCTGAAGCAGTTGAGCCAGAACTTGCGTTCTCTTTCAAATACTTACGAGTGTTTTCAAGGATAACACTCATTGAGTTGCGCTTGGCGCCAGATAGGCCTTCCATCAAGGCGTCTTTGGTTTCGCCCCAGCGACTTTCAAGTAGTTCTTGTGACATTTAAGTCTCCTTTTTTTTCTTTTTAAATCCCTGCCAGGCGCTTGAGTTCAAACACATTGCTTGCGCTTTGTGTGTCTTCATCCTGGACGCGGGAGGCAGTTTTATCGCCAGTGACTTCAGAAACACTTTCGGCAATCACTTTGGTGGCTTTTGCTGGGCGGGTTTCTGCTAATACAGCTGGTAGATACTTTTCAAAAGCGTTTTTCAAACGTGAAGTTTGAACGCTTTCGAGTAAATTATGCATAACTTCTTGCTTTTCCTTGTTTAAGGGACGTAGCAATTCGCCCAGAGTGTTTTCACGCTCATTGGACTCTTTGATTATACGTAACTCACGTTCTTTGCTTTCAACAAGTGTTTTGGCACGAGTTGTAAGTTGGATGGCTTCGTCAAGTTTACGGTCTTTTTGTGCAAGCATATCATGCAACTTGCGAACTTCGGCTTTCTCATTGAGGTGAGTAGCACCAAATTCTGTCGCGGATGCTTCAAAAATACGACGACCAAAATTGTTCTCACGAGCAACTTGGATGTCTTCCTTTAACTGACTTAGATCAGCCTTTAAATGACGGCTAACAGCTTGGGTCATCTTGTCAGCACTTTCGCGAACGAAACGTGTTTTGAGATTTTCCAATTTTGCACGAGCTTCACTGACCAACTTAACTTTGGTGTTAACCAAGTCTTGTTTGTCTGTGGCGAACTCACGGATCTCGCGAGCGAGAGCGTGAACAACAAATCCTTCGAGTTTTTCGAGGCCTTCGTTGTGTGTTTTGCGATCTTTACGCAGTTCGCCAAGTTCCTCAGCTAACTTAGTAACTAAAAAGTTGTTAAACTTTGTAGCTGACTCAGTCATCTTTTTCTGGAACTTAACGCGATCTTCTGTCAGTTGTGCTTTTTCAGCAGCAACGGCTTGGATCTCTGCATTTAGACCTTCTGTTACCATTCGATCAAGGGCTTCCACCATCACTTGTTTGTCATGTTCGTAGCGTTGTGCAAATTCCTCGCGGAGTTCTGCACGAGCTTGTTCACGAGCTTCATTCAACTTGGCTTCCCAAGCTTCATTGATCTCTTGACGAGTGTCCTCGTTGATCAAGTCGCTATCTAGTAATGGTTTGATTGCATCTAGCATCAATTTCTCCTTAGATCTTGAGATCCTGAATAAGTTTTACAACTTCATTCTTTAGGTATCTCTGCACTTTGTTGTCTTGTCCAGCGTCTTTTGCCATTTCGAGCAGTCTATGACCGTTCTTCATATTAAGAAGACCTTCATAAATTGCTGTTGGATAAGCATTTGGAGCACTAGGCTGAGCAACTACATCAACAGTGACGATTTCAAAGTCACTGACATGTCCTGTTCTGTCGTCGACGTTTCCTGATCCACGACTTGAAACTCCAAGTTTTACACCTGCATCCAACATGGTCTTTACGAGCTGACCCATTGGTGTTGGCAATAACTTGAGTTTACCGTATCCGGTTGAACCTTCGTACCACATTTTTTCAATAATGTGACTCACACGGTCCAGGTTAATTTTTAAGTCATCTGGGTGATCAACTTCACCTAGCACAGAATGACCTTCTATAATTTGTGCGTTGACATAGTCAACTGCTTTGCGTATTTCGTGGCCGGGGTAAATGCGCTCGTTGGCATTGCGCTTGTCACCTTCAATGAAGATGCCTTGCATGCCACGGCACTGTTTACCAGATCCATCAGCAGCATCCTCAAGAACCAGTTGACACTGGGCTTGAGTGAAGCTGAGATGTTCTTTTAGATATCGAGCCATATCTTACGTTTAACCTCTTGGGAAAGGTGTGCGAGCATTTGTACCAGCTGCTTGTGTAGTAACTGGTTTTGGTGCTGCTGTTTTAAATGCCTTGCTGCCTGCGTCTTGTGTTGGTGTTGTACCAATGTCTTTGGCAGTGGGTGCTGTGCGGCCTTTTTCTTCACCACCGTTGGCGTGAACTGGCTTGGCCATTGCACCACGTGCGCCGCTGTTGGCAGCCACAGTACCTTTGGTGTTTACAGAACCTTCTTCAGAAGTTGTTGGCTTTGGAGCTGCTGTAAGACTAACAGCTTCCATCATGTTCATTTCTTCTGTGTCGTCCATTTCGATTGCGTCTCCGCCCTCGTCTGGTCCCATCATGTCGCCGTCGCCTTCAGCTTCGTCATCGCCGTCCATCATGGCTTCAAATTCAGCCATTAGTTCGTCCAGCTTGTCTTCTAGGTCAACCACACGATCTTCCAAGTTGTCATCGCTGCCTTCGATGCTGTCATCGCTGCCGCTGATTTCAACTTCTTCGTCCTCTTCTTCGTACATGCCTTCTTCTTCAACTTCAACTTGATCCATGAATTGTTCGGCCATATCGCCGCCCATTTTGTTCATGTCTTCAATTCCTTCTTCAAGTTCTTCGTCGGCATCTTCTTCGATTTCCTCTGCTTCTTCTTGCATGAGATTTTCGTAGATTTCTCGTGACTTCTCAACAACAATGTCGTGGAAAAGTTCTTTAGCTTTCGCTTCTTCATCATTGATCACATATTCGATCAACTGTTCAAATTTCGATGTCATATTATCCTCCGTAAAGTATGGCTCGTAATTTTATTTACATATAATTCTAAATATCGGGTGTTTACATGTGGAAAACTGCCTAAAAAGGCAGTTTTTTTGATATTTTTTACAATCCTGGCGGGGCAGGTGGAGGTGCATACTGTTTTCGAACTTGTTCTAGTTTTTCTTTGTATTCAAAAGTTCTAACATCATTCATCATTCTTAACTTGCGTAACTGCCGCAGAGTCAGTCGAGTTTTACGCAACTCACCCTTGGTAGGCTGTGTATTATCCTGACTGATATCTTGATATCCTTCAGGTTGACGTTGATATAGTTCGTTGAGAATCATGCTGTATTTATACTGCCGGTGGTGCAG